TATAACACATATGCCCGAAATTTTTATGCATTTTTCCAACTTGACAAATACGCTTTACCCGACTAAAGTGTTAGTCCAGCCTAATTGTCTATACAATTCCACAATTATTCACGTTTTCTTCCCGATTCACACACAATTTTTCCGTTTTATTAACTCATTTTTCCCGAAAAGTGGGCGAAACCGACTGTTTGTCCGCGGGTCGCGGACACTTCCGAAACGGGGACTCACTTTAGTCCGGTAAAGTGTCCGTGGGTGGCGGACACGTTCCGACCGTCCCGTCCGGTACGTCCGCGCCTGCCCGTTCGGTGTCGTCCGCTCCGCGGACTGCCTGTTATTTATATGTGTAACGTTAGTAATCGTGAGTGATCGGGCGGTTGTCGGCAAGTGACCGCCGGAGGCGGTTGCCCTCCGGGTGACGGACACGGGTGTAGGGTTTATTTGTGTAGGATTAGTGATATAAATTTTCTAGAAATTTTTCTAGAAAAAGTATTGACATATTTATAGAAAAGTGGTATTGTAATATCAGAAACAAGGAAAACCAATAATACAAAATAGAAAATGGAGGAAACAAAATGAAAGAAATTAAGAGACAAAGTGGCTATGAAGTTGTAGTAACAAAATATGGAAAAGAGATTTTCAGATATAAAGTTGAGTCATTATTAACAGCAAATGGATTAGTAAAAACTTTCTGTTCACAAGCTATGAAAGAAAATAGTGAAATTTTCTTTTCCATTTATGAAAATGGAATAGAAATAGTAAATGGAGAACATTTTTCGGAAGATGCTTTTTATTACTACACAGATCTTATACCGGAAATATCTGCTACTTACAAGATTTCTTGCAATAGATAACATTAAAAATGCTGACCTATCGGCACTACGGGGAGAAAGGAACTACCATGAAAGTAGTAGATTTAGAGAAACTGTATACCGTACCAGCGAAAATGGAGGATATACCTTTATATGTAAAACAGGAAGATATTGACGGGAATATCCATATTTACGTGTATGACCATGCGTCTCTTACAAATGGCTACGTTAAAAAGAATTCATTCTGTAAACCAGTGCCATATAAAGGTAATTTTGGTAAAGGCTTTACTGTAAACTTACATAACAATCTTTCTACACGTTATGCGTTGAAAGCTTATTATATCGAAGTTTCTCACCGTGCTGTTTGTGCCGCGAATGATAATTGTACCATGTGTCCATTATATTCAAAAGCAGGCTCAGAAGAACAGTGTTATTATTAAGGAGGTAATGATGAGAGTAAAAGATTTTGTCCGTATGTATAAAGGTTTTGCCCGCATTAGAGTTGAAATCTATGCAAGTGTTAGTGTGTTTAACGAAGAACATTATGTATTAGTAGCATCATTTGACATGGACTGTGCAAAAATCTATCCTGTCAAACGTGAAAATTACTTGTCAGAAGAAGCAATAGGGTTTGAAATAGTCAACGGAGTCTTACGAATATTTATAAGGGGGTGCGAATAAATGCCGCAGTCGAAAGATTATTCTATCTACCAGGAACTCGACTTCTCCATCGACCAGATCAAACGCGAACTTCCACGTGTTGCGCAGGCGGCAAATAGCCGCCTTGCCAAACTGGAAAAAATTCACGCGCGTGACCAATGGGAGTATGGACGCGTAAAAGAATTTTTTGCTTCGCAAGGGCGTGAAAAAAACCGTTTTTTAAAAGGCGTAAAACGGTCGGAAGCATCTCTCCGGCAGGAATGGGATATCATGGTTGCGTTTTTGAACGCACCGGAGACAACATTGGAGGGTTATAGAATTGCGGAATTACAACGCAGATTTGATAAGTCCGGTAAATTGACTGAGAAAGTCACTGAAAGTAATTATAAAGATCTTTTTAAGTTTTTCTCATCACATCTTTATCAGAAAAATTTGAGAAGAGAATTTGTGTCAGAGGATATCATAGATGATTTTATGTCAAAAATAAAGGAAAATGATCTTGATTATGATGATATAATGCATGATTATCAACAGTTCATAGACGGGTACGTAACAAAAGAAGAGTTGTTTTCGAAAGATCGTCTGAAATTAAAGTAGAGAAAGATAGTATTATGAATCAATTATTAGTTCCAATTTATGTAAACGGAAATGAAGATGTTTTACGTGAAACAATTTACACCGTAGATGATTTTCCATTTTCTGATTTCCAGACCTTGCGCGAGTGCCGCAAACGCGGCAGAAAGAAAAATCCGATTACTTATTACGATGTGGAAATGGCGTTTGACATTGAAACAACCACGTTGGAAAAATTGGACTATGAACGCTATAATAAAACGGGCGAAAAAGTAGTAAAAGGAACCGCCTTTCTGTATCAATGGCAATTCTGCATAAAAGATACCGTGTGTTTTGGACGCACATGGAACGAGTTTCTTTCATTCTGTGAAAAACTGCATTTATACTTGAAAACATCGGATAAAAAACGTGCAGTAGTTTACGTCCATAATCTTTCATATGAGTTTCAATTTATGAAAGATTTTGTCGAATTTGACGAAATATTTGCCCGTGACGCGCATAAAGTAATGAAATGTTACTCACACCGATATGGAATTGAATTTAGGTGTTCCTATTTCCTTAGCAATATGTCAATGGCAAAATTCTGCGAAAACAGCGAGGGCGTGTTTCATTACAAACTTGTTGACACATACGACTACAAAAAGTTACGTACACCGTCAACTGTATTAACTGAGATTGAGAAAAGTTACTGCTACAACGATGTCCGCGGTCTGTGTGAGTGCATCCGTGCATTGCGTAAAGAGGACAACCTTGCGGAAATTCCTCTTACCTCAACTGGCTACGTGCGCCGCGAGTTCCGCCGCGCCATGCAAGCGGATAAAGGCTATTATCCTGAAATCTTTCACGATTTGGCATTAAACTTGTCGCAATACCGACTCTGTAAAGATGCTTTCCGTGGCGGTAATACTCACGCAAACCGCGTCCATGCTGGTCACACGATTACGGCGAAAAAAGGTGAAAATGCGATCGTTATGGGAAGTATGGATATCTCGAGTAGCTACCCCGCACAGATTGCAATGGGTTATTATCCCATGTCAGCGTTTACCGAGGTCAAAATCACAGCACAATCCCAATTTGACAATCTATGCGATAGTCGTTGCGTAATCATGCGGGTACAATTTGATAATTTGCATATCAAAGAAAACATTCCGGTTCCATACATCCCTCTTTCAAAGTGTCAGAAGCACGGAAAAGAGTGTGTGATTGATAATGGACGAGTGCTCTCTATAGATTGTTGCGAGATCGCCATGACAGAGATTGACTTGGAAATCATAAGAAACCAGTATGAATACGACTTTTTTACCGTGTCTGAGTGCTACGTAGCCGCGCGTGGCAAATTACCGGATAGTATGCGAAATACAATGATGTCGTTTTTTATTGCAAAAAGCAAATTGAAAGAAAACCCGGATAAAGTCTATGAGTACATGAAATCTAAGAATAAATTAAACAGTACATTCGGTATGTGCGTCACTGATCTCTTACAGGACGAATGGGTTATGAACCAAACCACCGGGGAATGGTCAAGGGAAAAAGCAGATGCGGAAAAAGCACTGAACACGTATTATGAAAGTAAGAATAGCTTTTTGCACTATCAGTGGGGAATCTACGTTACTGCCCACGCGAGAAAACAACTACAAGATATGCTGGACGTTGTTGGAATGGATGCTGTTTACTGCGACACGGATAGCATCAAATTTTTACAACCGGAAGTACATATCCCGGAATTTGAAGCCAAAAACAAATTACTTTCCAAACGTGCGATTGAAAACGACATTCCCGCGTTTTGCGATGTCGGCGAAAAACGCTACATTCTCGGCGTTTGGGATATGGATGACCTCTATATCCAGTTTAAGACCCTTGGCGCGAAAAAATACTGCGGCGTTGAATGGGACGAAAAAGCGGCGCAATCTGGCAAAGACCCCGTGCGTTTTACGTCTACGGTCGCTGGCATGAATAAGAAACTTGGAGCGGAAAACTTAAAGTGCTGTAATAATTTCCGTCTCTGCCGCCGAATGGAAAATGTCGGACGGACAATCAGTTGCTTTAACAACTCGAAACCCCATTACATCAAAGTCAACGGGGAAGAAATATTAACTGCAAGTAATATAGGAATCATTGATACCACTTATACCTTAGGTGTATCGAATGAATACTATGAAGTATTGGTAAACTCTCAAGACGGAGTGTTACCGGAATAGGAGACGATATGAGATATTTTGTGTTTTTTATGTTTTTAGTATTATCAACGATCTGGGCGTTACATGAGGAAGAACTCGACCTTTCCATTCTGCTTTTATTTTTGGATATTTTCTTTATTTTCTTATTTTAACTATTGACTTTTTTGGTAGGCAGTACTATTATAATACTTGTAAGAACAAATAGCCACATAACGAAAGGAGAAAAAATGGTTAGAGCAAAAATCGAAAAATTTATCTATTCTGTCATTGACAGAAACACAAAACAGGTGATCGGCTTTTTTGAGTCCACCGTAGAATTAAAATCTCAGAAAGCAAAAGTAAACGCGCTCACTTCCGCAGGCTACGCAGAAGATTCTGTTTGTGTCTTAACCGACACCGTTTCCGCCCGCTACGAAATGCCGGATGAGCAGTTTTTTGCAGAAGCAAAACGAATGGACTAAGCGCACAACCCGCGGTCTGGAATAGTCCAGATAAGACGTAACCGATCAAAGCAAAGCGCAGCGGTTCTGCATAGTAAAAAACAACTTAAATCAAAAAGGAGAGAAAATCATGAGTAAAGCAAAAATGAAACTGAACAACGTAACTGTTAAATACGCAAAAGAGGAAGATGGCAGAAGTGTTCTTTCCGCTTCTATCTCTGCCGATCAGCAGAAAGACATTTTTGAAAAAATCATAGAAGAGTTTGGCGAAGATGCCGCCGCAGAAGCAAAATGGATTCCTGCAAAAGAAACCGACGAAGCTGGACTTTACGTAAAAACGCAGACCAATTACCGCGTTAACTTTTATGAGGATGGTGCTGAAAGCGATACACTTGCAAGCGTTGACGAACTGGGCAAAGGCGCAGTAGTTGACCTGTTTATTTTCATCGGAGAAAGCAAGTTCCGCCGCGACAAGGGATTCACAGCTTACCTTTCTGCGGTAAACGTGCACAAATTCGGCGATACGGAAAAATTTAATCCGTTTGCTTAATTACCATGGTCTGGATACGCGCTCCGACTGGTAAACGGTGAATAGTTTATAGTTTATAGTTTATAGTTTATATCTTGTGTGCGATAAAAAAAACTCCATACGTGTAAAAAGCTACGTTTTCCAGCGTAGCTTTTTTTATACTTAGCGACGCTCTGCCTTTCACCGCCGTCCATCCGCAGTCAAAACGTGCGATTATCGTGCGATAAACGTGAGATTGTCTGCGGTTTTGCTGGCGGGGAACTGGCGGTTAACATAGATTATGCGGGACGCGGAGCGCGGGTTGTGGAAATGATAGAAAGGAGGAAGTGAAACAAAATGTTTCACGTGAAACAATGATTTTTTGGAATGATATCAAATGGGAAAAACTTTTTGCAGATTATGGCGTGAAATTTGAATCGGTATCGGATGATGGAAAGTCGATTCAGTATTACAACCCGATACGGTTGTTTACGGAGCCGGACGTGGACGGGGAGTTCGCAGGCGTGGCAATTACGTGTTCCAACCGTAGCGCCGGAAAGACAAGTGCGTTCGCCGCGGCAAGCTGTATCTTGTGCAAAGAGTACGGATTGCAGACCGGATGGATTTTCCGGACGAAAGGGGAAATGACGGGAGCGGCGGCAATGTACGAAGATATGCTAAGAATGTATCCTAAATTAGGAAGTGTGATTACCTATAAAAATCTGGACAAAAACGGAAATGTTGTGCGGTATTTTCTGGACGGCGTGCCATTCGGATGCGCGTTTAGTTTTGGAAGTAAGATGGACAGTGTAAAAAAATTGTCTCCGTATTTTCGGGATATCTACTTTTTGTTTTTTGACGAGTTCAGCATGGAAAGCGGACAATACGTAAAAGGGGAATCTGAAAAACTGCAATCGTTGCTATTGACGATTAGCCGCGGAAACGGAAGTCAGTCCCGATGGTTTAAACTGGTGATGGCATCCAATAATATTTCGTTGCTCAATCCCTATTTTGTATTTTTTGGTATCCATAAGAGATACCAGAAAGAAACAAAAATGCTGCATGGGAGCGGTTTTGTGTGTGAGTTTACTCACAATGACAGTGCCAGTAAAGCCATGTGGGAGAATACTGCTTTGAAAGCATTCCGCGGCGGACACTATATGCAAAGCATGAGTGTTGGAGATCAGATGTTGATTGATGATGCCGTGTTTGTACAAAAGCCGACCGGACGGTCGCGGTATCTGTTTACGATCGAGCACAGCGGAAAAAGTTATGGGGTGTATGAGTATTACGAAGAGGGTTATATTTATATTACGCACAACTATAACCCGTCTTGTAATTTTGTCGCTGTATTTCGGGACGGTGATCACACACAGAACACGGTTATGTTGGAACACTATGATTATCTATTCGAAAATCTGGTTGACGCGTACCGGAAAGCATACTTGCGATTTGACGATCTAGACAGCAAAAATATGGCGGTTGAGTTATTGGGAATTGATCTTTATAAATAGTTTGCGTATGACGGACAAAAGTACTTGACAGACGGACAGAGCCGATGTATCATGAAAATACGGGGAAACCTTTTTCAGAGGGGTTGCCACGGCTGAGTAAGCCGCCCTGTCCTTGGCAGGTCAAAAGGTTTCCTTGTTTTAATGGGCAGGAAGAAAGGAGCAAAGATGGTAAATATCGTTTTTAATATGATCGTAGGAATGATGAAAAAAGAAAATGCATATCTTGCTTATACGGTACGATATAAAGGTGATGAGAAAGACACTTTGATTATCGTCCCACATGAAAATTATGAATCTCATATCCGTTACTTATGGGATTATTTTTTCATGGATGGCAACTCTTATAACAGTAAATCGCCAGTCCGATTCATTCATAACTTTATTATGTGTGATAAAGTTAGTGAGATTGAGGACTGGTTGAAATGGAATGATAAGGAGGTGTACGGATGGATGTAACAATGGTTACGCAGTTAATTGGCAGTCTCGGCTTTCCAATTGTTTGTTGCGGCGCACTTTTTTGGTATCTGGTGAAAGAAAAAGACGCACACAAGGAAGAGATGGAAGAATTACGGAAAAGTGTAGAAGCGAACACTACTGCGATTAACTCATTGTGTCAGCATTTAGGAGGTGGAAAAAATGAGTAAAATAGAAAACGCAGTTGCATGGGCAGAACAGATTGCCGCCGATGATCGGCACGGTTACTCACAGGTACACCGGAATGGACCTGACTATGATTGCTCATCATTTATGGCAACCGTACTTGCAATGGCTGGTTTCCCGATCAGTATTTACAGCACCACAAGAAATCTCGGTGAACAGTTGGAAAACGTTGGTTTTGTAAAATGCCGCAAACCGTGGAGACGGGGGGATATTCATCTCGCGCCTGGTCATCATGTAACAATGTCAACCGATGCTACACACATCGTACACGCCAGCCAGTCAGAAAATGGCGGTATTGATGGGCAGACGGGAGATCAAACAGGAAAAGAAATCTGCGTTCGACCTTATTATGATCTCCCCTATGAGAATACCGTACATTATCGGTATGTTGTAAAAAACGAAAAACCGCAGAAACTTATTGAGAAATGCATCAAGACCGAGTCCGCACGTAGTTTTGACCGGAAAATCGCCGGAGCCTATCATACCAACGATCGTTATAATCTGCGCGTTGGTGCTGGAATGGATAAAAAAGTCATTTTGACGTTGCCAGCCGGAACCAGTGTTAGAAACTACGGGTATTATACCGGAGAATGGTATCTTGTGAAAGCGGTTGTGAATGGAATCGTCTATACCGGATACGTAGCAAAAGAGGGTCTGACACGTGGCTGATCTGACGCTTGCTTATCATACTTGCATACAAATTTGTAATAATCCAAACGTGGGTTATTCCCAAACGTATCGTGAGGGGCAGACCGTAGGAGGTATTACCTACTATGATTGCTCCTCTCTCATGAGTTACTGTTGTACGGTCGGCGGGTTTTTAGCATCTAACCCATGGTTTACCACTCGGAGCATGGACGGGTATCTGATCGGTGCGGGATTCCAAAAAGGAACCGCAAACCAGCCTTGGAAAAAAGGCGATATTTTGTGGCGTTCCGGGCATACCGAAATGGTATATGACCCGGCAGACGGCGGCGGGTATACCATGGGGGCGCACACCGATAGCTACCCACTGGACAGACAGGTTTCTATCAATACGTTTGTATCTCCCTATAGTGCTTGGTCGTATCTCTATCGGTATCCGGTCGAAGTAGCAAGCGGTATCAGCCAGTATGTGATTGCCGCCATCTGCGGCAACTTCTGGCAGGAATCAACCATCAACCCAGGCTTATGGGAAGGCACGATTGTCGGTTCGCCCGGTTATGGTTTGGGGCAATGGACGGATAACGCCGTCACCGACCGCCGTACAAAATTATTTAACTGGTTAGACGCGAACGGGTACAGCCGGGACGATGGAAACGCACAGTTGGAATATTTAATCTATGAAAATGTGTGGTATTCCGTAGGAGCCGCCAGTGCTTACGGAAATCTGCAGGCGTTTTTACACAGTGACAGCACAGATCTGGACGCACTGACCGCCGCCTATATGAAAGGCTGGGAGGGAATCAGTGACGATGGAACGCTAGCTTTTCGGCAGGAAAAAGCACACGAGTGCTTCAATTATATTTCCGAACACGCAAAAGATTCTGCAATTACCGGATGGATTGTGGGGAACCGCTATCTATCCGATTCTGAAAGATTAAACAATGCGATTATGGTATTTCGGTATCTGTCCACTGGACAACCGGAACCGCCCGAGCCGCCCCACCCAATGAAACCAAAACGGCATAAAATGCCGATCTGGTTATATCCCAATTTAAAAAGGAGGTATTAACATGACACTTGAAGAGTATTGGACAGAAATTGTAGCCGATATTGGAAACATCGAAACGCATGGTGATGCTATCGCCGCCATCAGTGAAAAAATCAAAACAGAAGATACTGACATCGGAGCGCTGATGTCGGAGCGTGACGCACTGGTTGCGGAACGGGACGAACTGCGCGGAAAGTATGAATCTGCGGTCGCAGAAATCAAAAGCCGCTGGTCTGATCTGTCCCACGGCGGAAGTATCACCAAAGTAACCGAGTTTGGCGGAAAAGTGCCGGAAGCAGAAGACACCGCAACAAGTATCAATGATCTTGATATGTCTCAGCTCATCATGAGCGGAAAAGGAGAGTAACAATGGCAAAACTTGACATGACAAATATTAACATGCTGAACGCCGTTCGGCAGACGATGAGTGTTGATTACCGTGACAGAGTTCCGGTGGCAACACGCGAAAATATCGCAGATATTGCGAAAACGTTAACTGACCCGTACAATCCGATGGCGCGAAACGAACTCGTCCCGGCGCTGGTGAATCTTATCGCCAGCCAGTCCATCAGTACCGAAGCGTTCCGAAATCCTCTGCGTGTACTGAACAGTAATGCTATGCCGTATGGAAACGGTGAACAGGAAGTCTATGTAAACTTTGCGCAGGGTTACGCGCACAATGCCAACATCAGTATCGAAGATGCTACCGCCATTTATGACAGCTACATCATGGCGCTGTATCATGTCATCAATTTCAACAACGACTACCCGGTTACTATCTGGTTTGAAGATATGCGTGGCGCATTTCTCGATGATTACGGACTCAGAAGTCTAGTGCAGGCAAAAGTGGAGAGTGTCGTTTCCGCTTGTAACTGGGATGAGTTTACCACGGCAAAAGAACTGATTGCATCTGCAAAGCGCGCTGGTCAGATTTATCCGGTACACGTAGACCCGGTTACTGACCAGGCGAGTGCCAATGCGCTTGCAAAACAGATTCAGTCTTATATTGATAAAATTCAGTTTCCGAACCCACTGTACAATTTTGCAGGCGCGACATCGGCGGCAAAAGAAGATACCATTCTTCTGTTCGTTGACCCGGATACGAAAGCCGCTATGAATGTTGACAGCTACGCAAGTGCGTACAATCTGGACAGGATGATTCCGAAAGCACAGCAGGTACTCATTGACAACTTTAACGATGCAGAAAGTATTGTGGCTGTTCTTGTAGATAAGCGGTTCTTCAAAATCCGCGAACAGTACCGCATGATGGTGCAGGATAATGTAAACCGTGGTTTACGATGGAACAGCACGTATACGGTGAAAGAGATGTTCTCGTACTCACTGTTTTATCCGATCATTGTGTTTACGACAGAGACAGTTCTTGTTTCTTCCATCGAAGCAAGTGATGTAGGACTGGTGCAAGCCGGAACAGATGTGGACTTTGGCGGCAGTTTTTCTGTTACTTCTACTGGGGTAGCTGATCATGCGATTGATGTGAAAGTAGAGGGCAACTCTTCTACTGATACGTTTGTAATCCCGGGAACTACGATTCTTCGAATCGCAAAAGACGAAAAGAATCTTAAACCGAATGCAAATAAAACAGAGAGCGTAAAAGTTGTGATTACCAGTCGTTACGATTCGTCCAAAACAGCAACAATTTATTTCACGACCGATTAAATAAGAGGGTGAAAACATGGATAATTTTATTCCGATGCCGCCGCATTCAGATGTGGCGGCGGTTTCCCCGCAGACAACGGTTATTTTAGCTAGTGGAATTGAATGGGGAAACGATTATGAACATGTGAGATATTACGATAACGGAAAAGCAGGCTGTCTGGCACACGTAAAGAAAAAAGCGATTCATACGTTTAAACAGTCCGCTCCGGTACGATGGGGCGAATTGACGTATAAAGGAAAAGGGAATGAGAGTGAGTTTCTGAAATGTAATTACATAGCATTTCAGAATAAACCTTATACGGAAGAATGGTATTTTGGTTTCGTGACGCGGGTAGAATGGTTGAGTGACGGAAGTTTTAAGATTTATTTCGAACCCGATCGTTTCCAGAACAGTTTTTACGATGTGGTATTACAGCCGTGCTATGTGGAGAGGGAACACGTTGCGAAAGCAGATGACGCAGTCGGGGCTAATTTAGTCCCCGAAAATCTGGAAACTGGTGAATACATTGTAAATGGTTCAGCTGGTATGGGTTTCGGTCTTATGAACTATTGTCTTATTGCCAGTGCGGATGAAAATGGCGTTGCATTGGAACCGGAATTAAATCAAAAAATAATGTCTGGTTTGACTTATTTTAACACTACAGATTTTGATACCATGAAACAAAAAATTCAAGCCTATGCTAAAAGCGGAAATGCAGACGCTATTGTATCCATTTTTCAAGCACCTGCTTTATGCTTTTCTGCAAGTCCACAAAACTTTACCATGAATTTCCCAACAACGCTAGCAGGATACACCCCAAAAAATAAAAAATTATTCCAATATCCTTTTTCGTATTTGATTGTAGATGCACATGACGGTAGCCAGTATATGTATCGACTGGAATATTTCAAAGACCAAAAAATTTCTTTTTATGGACAGGGAGTAAAGTTAAACATTCCGTCCATTTATATAAGTCCGAAAAATTACAAAAACGAACCTACTACTAACACACCCTATGGTTTTGTGTACAGCAATTTCCCGTCTTGCGCGTGGACAAATGACGCGTATCAGGCATGGCTTGCTCAGTCTCAGCCTATATGGGACTACCAGACAAAACAGCAGTATATTGATACCGGAAAAAGCGTTATTTCAACCATTGCAAATGTGTTAAGCGGAAATTTTGGAAAAGCCATCGAAAGCAGTATCGGTCAAACTGTAAGCAATTTTATGTTTGGCGAAAATATTTCTGCGCAGATGGAACAGCACGATTTAATACCGCCAACAGCAAAAGGAAGTGCTACCGGAAGTTATGTGCAAACTGCGCTTTTCAGCAATACAATTGCATTAAAGACAATGTGTGTAACACCGGAAATGGCGAAAGTAATTGACGATTATTTCACCATGTACGGATATGCAACGCATAGAATCAAAGTGCCGAATATCACCGGGCGAACAAACTGGAATTTTGTTAAAACCGTAAATTGTGGATTGCATGGAACTTGCGTCACCGATGATATCAATTTTTTGCAAACAATGTTTAACCGCGGCGTGACGTTCTGGCATACGGATGATGTTGGAAACTATGGTCTTTCCAATGATTAAGGAGGTGATGTCATGTATAAC